AAAAACTCCTCCCCGGTGAGTGCCGGGGTTGGAGTTTGCTCCTTCCCCTCTCTCTCTCTCTCTCTCTCTCTCTCTCTCTCTCCCGAGTTTACTAGTCAAAAGAAATGGATACCCTCGAAGTTCTTCACGATAAGTACTCGGATTTCTCCAAGAACGAGCGGACCCTGGTGAGCGAGTGGAATCTCACCGTTCCCGAGATCTCCGACGTGAGGAACGCTTACCTGCGCAAGGGGATTCACTTCCGCACGACGCCGGGAAGTGTCTGGTACTCAGAGATTGGTGTTCGGGAGCTCTCGAAATATGTCTCCCCAAAGGAAATTCCTCTCAACGACGGTCCCGCTCTGCCAAATCTGGCTCGTTGTGTTCCCCGGGATTGGCCTTTGAGTGATACGATCCTTGCCGTGGATCGGATTTGGGCTAACCCCAGGCTGATCCGGTGTGTCGATGTCTCTGGTGTCCTATATAATATACATGTCCCCTCCAATCGGACCTTTCGCCGGGGGATGCGGGTCAACTTGGAGACCCAGGTGAGGCGAGCTCCCGCCTCCGATACTTCCGCCGAGAGGCTCGTGTTCATGGACAAGGTCCCCCGATTCAATGGCCGTTGGTGAAACAAACGCTTTGTGGTTGCCCCTTCCCCACCCCCTCTATCCTCTGCCAACGGCGGAGCAGTACCAGAGCGATCCCGATAAGGTCCGTGCGTATTTGGAAATGCGGCAGGAGAGAATCCTGCTCGAATCTAGTGACCCCTGGCGATACGGTTTTGTCCCTCATGTCTGGAGCCATGTCGATGAGGCGATCGCCCTGCAGAAGAAGGAAATCCTGATCCTTGGTGGCAATCGGAGCTCTAAAAGCATGTGTTGCGCGCATAAGGCAATGGAAATCCTGCTTTCGGGCCCCTCTAAGACGGTCTGGTGTCTGCAGGCTACTTATGACAACTCAATCGAGATGCAGCAGCCCCTGCTCTGGCATTATCTCCCTTTGGAACTAAAGAGCGCCAAGAAGGGCAAGGTCTGTAACATCTCTTTCAGTCAGAAGATGGGGTTTTCCCAGGCTAAGTTTATTCTTCCTAACGGGAGTGAATGTATTTTCCGCCACTACTCTCAGCACGAATCCGTGATCGAGGGCGGCAATTGTGATCTGATCTGGGCCGACGAGCTGGTCCCGCTCAATTGGATTGAGACTCTGCGTTACCGTCTGGTGACTCGTTCTGGCCTTCTTTTGATTTCTTTTACCCCGATCAATGGCTGGACTCCGACCGTTAAGGAATACCTGGATGGTGCTGTGACCCTGGTGCGCGTCAATGCGCCGCTCCTTCCTGCGGGCACCATGGGCCGGGCGAATCGGATGGTTCCCCGGATTCAGCAACCTCAGCGTAAGAACGCCGCCATTATCTATTTTCACAGTTCCGATAACCCCTTTGGCGGATACGAGTCGATGGTTTCTACTTTGGAGGGCGCTCCTTTAGAAGAAATACTCGTGCGCGCGTATGGGATACCATCAAAGTCCGCCGTGGCCCGGTTTCCCAAGTTCCGGGATGCTGTTCATATTATCCCCCTGGACCAGATCCCCCTCAAGGGCACCAACTACCATATTGTTGATCCTGCCAGCGGCCGGAATTGGTTTATGCTTTGGGTTCGCGTGGTTGAGGATGGTACTCATTACGTTTATCGGGAATGGCCCTGCCCAGCCCAGTACATTCCCACCGTGGGAGATCCCGGTGATTGGGCGACGACGGACGGCGCCAAGATTGATGGTAAGGCCGGGCCCGCTCAGCAATCCTATGGTTGGGGACTCAATCGCTACAAGGAAGAGATCGAGCGTCTTGAGGCTCAAGATCCCGAACCGGTTGTGCAACGGTGGATGGATTCTAGTTTCGGTGGTTCCCCTAGTCTCAATGCCGATTCGGCTACCACCCTGATTGAGGAGTGTGCTACCCTTGGGCTCATATTTGCTCCCGCTCCGAGAGATCCCATCGACGAGGGCGTATCCTTGATAAACTCGATGTTCGATTTCAGTGAAGACCAGGACGGTGTCTTAACTCAACCCAAACTCTTCGTTTCCTCTTCTTGCCAGAATTTGATCTTCAGTCTCAAGGTTTGGAACGGGAAAGATGGCCGCCTTGGGGCGACCAAAGATCCGATCGATTGCCTGCGTTATGCGCTTTTGGCTAACTTGGTCGATTTTGATTCTAAAGAGCTCAATCTCTATGAGGGGGGAGCTTATTAGACAAGCGCTTTTTGGGAGAGAGAGAGAGAGGCTCCGATTTGGTGAAGCGATTTCGCTCTTGTAAACTTGTGTAGGGGATTGAGATGACGATCACCGAGGTTAAAGCCGAGTTTCAGACCGCCGTGGAGGAGGGCTCCTCCTATTTCGGGCTGATTAATCGGTTGGATGACGACCGTTACTGTCGATGGCCGGGGCAGGCCGAGGATGGCCGCAAATACTCTAACAATCTCAAGAGACAGGCCTTTCCGTGGGAAGGTGCCTCCGACATCCGCCACTATTATATAGATGATCTTGTCAACGACGACATCGACGTTCTCAGACTCTCCGATCGCAACGCTTTCATGCAGGCGACGCCGGCCAATTCTAATTGTGACACCCTCGCTAAGGCAGTGACCGATGTTTTGGGCTATGTGCAGCGTTCCTGGCTCGCCGATGAGCTCGATCGCGAGAAGGATCTCGCCGCCCAATGGCGGCAGCATTACGGGAGCTCCGTTATCGGGATCGACTGGCTTTACGAATTAGATTCCGAACTTAAAACGGTCACGATGCAGGACCTTATGGGGATTGCCCAACAGGACCCGCAGTTTGGCGCCGTGCTTCAGTTCCTGATGCAGACCGTGCAGAGTGGACAGCAGCCTACCCAGGAAGATCTCGCGGCCGGCATGCGAGAGTTCCAACAGTATTTTCCTCAAGCCGATCCACAGCAAGCCTTCGGGCAACTCATTCAAACGGGGCAATTTCAGTTTAATCAGCCTTACCCCAAGGTCGACCGTCCCTGTATTACGGCCTTGCGCACCTTCCAAGACGTCTTTTTTCCCCGCAATACGTGCGACATTCAGCGTGCTCCTTGGGTGGTTCGTCGGGATGTTCTTTCCCGTCCTCAAGTCGAGGACCGCTCTAAGATTGAGATGTGGGATCCTAAATTCACCCAATTCATTCTTCGCTCCCCTGGTTCATCTTTTCTCTACGCGATGGCCTTGGACACGACCTCCCGGTTCCAGGACCGGATTCAGACCGATGAGTTGCGCAACATGTTTGAAGTTTATTATGGTTACTACCGGGGGCAGGACGCTCAAGGCAACCGGCAATCTCAGGTTTGTATTTTTCACCCCTCGACAACAATCATCGCTCGGACTCTCCCCATTCCTTATGCCCATGGGAAATATCCCTACGTTTTGTGCGTGCGTGAACACCGCAGTCGGTCCGCTTTGGAATCCCGTGGCATTGGAGATGTTGCTTCCACTGCTCAAGCCGAGATTAAGACTCAGCGCGATAGCCGCAACGATCGCACGTCCATCTCCACTATTCCCCCTCTCCTAGTCCCTTTAGGCAGAGGGAAACAGCAATACAAGCTTGGGCCCGCATCGCAGTTGGGGATCTTGCGACCCGGAGAATTAGCCTGGTTGCCTCCTCCGCCGATGGATGGCTCATCTTTTGATACGGAGAATTCTATTCGCAGAGATACGGCCAATTACTTTGGGAAAAACATGGAAGGGGTCGATCCGAACAAAGTTCTTCGCCGTACTCAGCGTCTAGTCGATTGCTGGTTGGGAGAGATCCGTGAGGTCTTCGTCCAGATTTTCCAGCTTTGTCAGCAATTCATGGACCCCCAGGAATGGGCTCGGATCAGCGGGGTGCCCGATCTGCAGATGCCCCAGGATCGCAATACGATCCAAAATTCCATGACTCTGGTTTTGGAGTACGATGCTCGCGACCTTAACCAGGAGTATCTCACTCAGAAACTTGAGTTGATTAACACGGTCCTGACTCCCGGTGATGCCGCCGGCGTATTGGACAGAAGCGGTTTGACCGCATACGCCGCGCGCGCAATTGATCCCAGTCTTGGCAACCGAATCGTCAAACCGCAGGGGCAGGTGACTCAACAGGAGATCGTGGACGAGCAAAGTTGTATGTCAAAAATCGTGAGTGGGGTAGAACCAGCAATTTACGACGCTAATTCCGGTCAAAATCCGCAGTTGCGCCTCCAAGTGATCCAGAACACTCTTCAGTCGCCCGATTTTCAGCAATTCATCAAAGCCA